AACGCCAATAAGGAGTTCCAATCGTAGCTCCTTGAGGTCGATCCGCTCACGGGAGTCACTCGCCAAACCTATCTGGACGACGCGCAGCGTAATCTGGATGTACGGCGGGTGGTGAACTTCTTCTCGGCTTGGAAGGGTAACACTGGTGGGTATGATGCTCGTACTGATCGGGCGGCTCAGTCCGCCTCGGAGCTTGAACGTCAGGTTTCCCCCGGCAGAGGCCGGTCTGGCGGGGCCAAGCCCCAAGGCGAAGCCAAGACTTATACCCCGGAAGATATTCGGAAGTTCTTTACCGATGTCCAAAAGGGTAAATATCGCGGTAAGGAAGCTGAGCGTGACCGTCTTGAGCGCGACATTTTCGCTGCACAGCGTGAAGGTCGCATTGTCACCGCATAATGCAAGGAACTAGCAGATGTCTTACCCCGTCGCACCGGGTCGCCCGAACTACTCGGGCAACTTCATCCCCGAAATCTGGTCGGGCAAACTGATCGAGAACTTCTACGACGCCACTGTGCTGTCTGCGATCTCGAACACCGACTATGAAGGTGAAATCCGCAGCATGGGCGATACGGTGAATATCCGTACCCAGCCCAACATCACGATCCGTGACTACGTCAAGGGCCAGAACCTTGTCGTGGAGAACCCCGACAAGCCGAAGCTGCAGCTTGTCATCGACAAAGGTGAGTACTTCTCCTGCGTTGAAGACGACGTCGACCGCATCCAGTCCGATGTGAACCTGATGGACATGTGGTCGAAGGACGCTTCGGAGCAGATGAAGATCAAGATCGACCAGCGCGTTCTGACCGACATGCTTCCCGATATCGACGCGGCCAACAAGGGCGCGACGGCGGGGGCTAAGTCGGCCTCGTTTGACCTTGGCACCACGGGCGCTCCGCTGACCGTGACCAAGGATGGCGCTGGCGGCACTACCTCCGTGGTTGACCTGATCGTCGATATCGGCACCGTGCTGGACGAGGCCAATGTGCCTGAGTCTGACCGGTATCTGGTGGTCCCGGCCAAGATGTGTGGTCTCATCAAGAAGTCGGAGCTGAAGGACGCCTCGCTGACCGGCGACGGCACTTCGGTCGTGCGCAATGGGCGTCTCGGTATGATTGACCGGTTCACCCTGTACATGTCGCATAACCTGAATGTCGACGCCGGTAAGTACAGCTTGGTGGCTGGCCACAAGACGGGCTTCACCTTCGCTTCCCAGATGACCGAGATGGAAACTTTGCGTGCGCAGTCCACCTTCGGCAACATCGTTCGGGGTCTGCAGGTCTATGGATATAAGGTTGTGAAGCCTGAATCCATCGCCCAGTCCGTCATCCAGTTTGCCTAAGGAGAGGCTGACATGACTGCTTACACTGACTCACTCGGGTTCAACAAGAACTCGGCTGGCTTCCCCGCCAACTACACCGACCGTGTCAGCGTGGTCGAGATCGACCTCGACTTCGCCAAGATCGCAGCGGCCCGTTCCGCTGCGGGTGCGGCGGCTCTGGCGTCTACCGACACGCTGGTTATCGGTGTTCTGCCCAAAGGCTCTTTCGTCCTGTCCGGCGTTGGCACGCTGGTTCGTGCGGAAGGTGCTGCGGGCAACATCGACGTCGGCATCGGCGGCGGCACCACCGACTTCTGGCTGGATGGTTTTGACCTGAACGCTGCTGTTGGGGCCACCGCTGGCTATGCGGACGCGGCGGCCTACTACTGCACCGATGACACCAACGTCCTGCTGACCATCAACTCGAACAGCATCGACGCTGCTCGGGTGAAGGTCTCGCTGGCTGTCGTCAACATGGGTGCTGAGCTTGGGTCCATCCCGAACGAGACCTAACAACGGTGGGGGCTTAGGCCCCCACTAACATTCAGGAGAGACCCATGGCTGTTTACGACGGTCTGACTCATTCGAACCTGCGGGTGATCAGCTTGACTGTTGACTCGCTCACCGTAACCGGGCTCGCCACCAGCGGCTCTTTGCAGATCCCGACGGCGGCGGCTGCGGCTATTGCCGACATCGGCAACGCTATCAACACGGCCAACAAGGCCGCTGGGGCGGTGGTGTTTGATGTGACCAACAGCAAGCTCAAGATTGCGACCGGCGCGGATGCCGACTCGACTTGGGTCGACGCTGACGGCACTAACGCGGTTACGCCCAGCTAATAGTCAGGCCCTCCGGGGCCTGACTTTCTTTTTCAAGGTGTCGGCATGCCTACCAACCTCACCAGACGGCAGATCAAAGACACGTATTCGCAGTTGCTACATGTGGACGGCGGGCCAGAGGCCACCGAAAAGTCCATTTACAGCGGCGTGGGCGTGGCTACTGCGCTCAAGATAGGCACGACATCAGCATCTGTGGGTAACGTCCAGTTCAGCGGCAACACGGTCAGCACGCTGAACAACAACGGGAACCTAGTGCTTGCTCCCAACGGCACCGGCAAAGTAGATATCTTAAAAGTAGAAATAGATAGTGTAAGTGCGCCGCACGAATACGGTATTTTCTATGACCTGAGTGACCAGACGTTCACAGCTGATACACCCACTGCCGTAGAGTTCGACACTACTGGTATAGCCGACGCTGTTAGCGTGGCGAGCAACTCTCGGATAACCTTCACCAACGCCGGTACTTACGAGGTTACTAGCCGACTGCAGTTTCAGAACGCAGATAGCCACGATAGGGTGGCGGATATCTGGTTTCGACTGGACGGCGTAGATATCCCAAACTCTGCTTCCGAAATTGCTGTTCCCAAAGCCTCAGATGGCGGTAAAACAAACCACACTATCACTGGTATTCTGACTGTGACTGCCGGACAGTATATTGAGGTGGTTGTAGCTGTTGAAGACGTTGACACGTCGTTACACTACCATGTGCCGCTCGCTACGCCCGGGGATGCGTACAACCGTCCAGCTGTACCGTCTGCGGTTATTGTGGTGCGGAGACTCGTGTGATGGCCCGACGCGCCGACAAATCGAAGATGAAGTGCAACTCGCCGAGGCGCACTCCGAACCACCCCAAGAAGTCGCACGTCGTCAAGGCGTGCTCGGGCGGTAAGGAAAAGATCATCCGGTTTGGCGAGCAGGGCGCGAAGACGGCGGGTAAGCCCAAGGCCGGTGAGTCAGAAAAGATGAAGAAGAAGCGCGCCAGCTTCAAAGCCCGGCACCGCAAGAATATCGCCAAAGGCAAGATGTCGGCGGCGTACTGGGCCGACAAGGTGAAGTGGTGATGGCTAGAAAACCTTGGAACAGACTCAACCCCAAGCGCAAATCCACCCCGCTGACCGCTGCCCAGAAAGCTCGAGCGAAAGCGGCGGCTAAGCGCGCCGGGCGTCCGTACCCCAACCTCGTGGATAATATGAATGCGGCACGGAGAAAGAAGAAATGAGCACGATGTATCTGCGTAACAAGAAGGACGGGTTCATCTATGGCTGGAACGACATCCTCGCCAAGAACCCGCTGTGTGAGCCTGTCACCGAGGAAGAAGCGTTCCCCGAGCGGTTCGTGAAACCAGAGCAGGTTGAGAAAGTGAAGCGGACCCGGACGCGGCGCAAGACCAAAGCGCTCGACTTGTCCACAGATGATATCCCGACTGAGCCGGTGTATAGCTCCCCCGAGCTGGAGGCCGAAGCGTCGAAAGACCTGCCCAAATGACTCCTGCCGAGATCATCGCTGAGGCCCGCAAACTCATCAACGACACCAGTGCGCCCCAGCGGTACTCGGACAACGACATGCTGGGGTTTGTGAACCAGATCCTCAAGCGGACGGCCATGTTCCGCCCGGACCTGTTTCTGTTCATGGGCGACGTCGCTACGACGCCGAATACGAGCGTCCAGAGTATGCCCGCCGACTCCATCCGACTGGTGGATATCTTCGGGGTTAAGGACGGGAATGCGATCACCGAGGTGGATCGGGAGACGTTCGACCAGACTTATCCCGGCTGGCGCAACGAGCCCGCTGGGACCCCGGTGAACTTCATGCGCCATGTGCGCAATTCCAATACCTATTTCCTCTACCCCCGGCCTGCTTCTGGTGTTACACTACTGGCCGAATACGCCAAGGTGCCGACGGATTACGGTCTCAGCGACTCAATCGAAGCTCCGATTGATGCGTACTTCCCCACCCTCGTAGACGGGGTGGTTTATCTTGCAGAGTCAATCGACGACGAGCACGTAAACTCCGGACGGGCCAAGCTGTTTTTCGACACATTCACGCAGGGTCTGGGCTTGTCGCTGCAGTCACGCGACATCACCGACAGCGAGGATGCGGGGCTTGATCCGAAAAAGGTGAGCTGATGACGACGCGCACATTCGCTTCGCTAATTCCAAAGCTGAACCCTAGTGTGCCGGGCTGCCCCCAGTACACGATGATCCAGTACATTCGGGATGCAGCGATCCGGGTGTGTGAGCGCACGCTTGCTTGGCGCTATGTACAGCCGACGTTCGATCTTCTGCCGGGTATCCACAGGTACCCTTACAGAAAGCCTACACAGACGGCGGTGCATGTGCTGTTTGACGCCATGGTCAACGACAACCCCCTCGAACGCTTGGTGCTTGAGGATGCGCTGTATCGGTACCCTGAGTGGGCCGACCTCTATAGCGGTGAGGACCCTGCCGACTTCTGGAAAAATGTGCCCCCCGGAACGTACAACAGCTTGGAGTTTAATTCCGAGGAATACAACAGCGGTGAAGGTGTTGCGCTGCCAGAGGAAGCGCTTGCCCTAGCCGAAGAACCGCGCATCGTTACCCAGCTGACGCCAGATGAGTTCATTGTTCTGCCTCTGCCGGACGACGAAAAGACCTACACCATTCGGATGTTCTTTGCCCTGAAGCCCACGCGTGAGGCTGATGGCATGGACAAGGAGATTATGGACGAGTTGGAGGAGGCGATCCTTCACGGGGCCCTTCAGCACCTCCTCGTCCTACCGAACGTGAATTGGTCCGACCGCGAGCTGGCGTCATATCATGCCAAGCAGTTTCTGCGTGAGGTGACAGCCCGTCGGGCGCGTGCTAATTTGGGCGTTATGCGGGGTTCGTTGATTGCAACGGCCCCGAGATTTGCGTGAGGTTGGGTATGCCGGTCATCGTTAGAAACAATGTATCGGACACGCTCGCCGATGCGGTTTCATCGACCAACACGGCTATAGTTGTGGACAACGGAAGTAAGTTCCCTGCCCCGACCGGAGACGAATACTTCTACGCAACTATCGAGTCACCCAATGGTGTCATCGAAGTCGTGAAGGTTACTTCGAGGCTCAATGATATACTCTCTATAGAGCGCGGACAAGACGGGACTTTTGCGGCCGATTTTGATGCTGGCGCAGTGGTCGAAATGCGCATTACCGCCGCCTCTGTACGCGATATATTCGAGAACCCCCAGCCGGCGATCCCAGACGCCAACGCTGTTACTTATTTGAATACGCTTAACAGCGTGCTAGAAGCGCTGCGGAATTACGGCATAATCGAACGGTAAGGACAGACCTCTGATGCCGGTAATTTTGAAGAACAATGTTGTCAGCACACTGGCGAGTTCAATCACTCCGGTCAGCACGACGCTTGTTGTAGCCGACGGTGAAGTGTTCCCGACCCTCGCCGATGGTG